TCTTTTATGTATAATCTTTGATTGGCCTCCACTGACATAATGTTAAAGGCAGTATTCCTTGTGCTTTCTTCTAAGGCCAGCACTCCTACTTTATCTTTTGAGTTTTTAAAAATGTGATGCATTAACTCTCTCATCACAGAGGACTTACCCATACCAGCACCAGAGGTAAACGTAACCAACTCCCCTGTCCTCATGCCATAAGTTTTATCATTCATTTTACTCCAAGGATAAGGTATTGTTTCACAATACTCCTCATCCCATAACGATAAACCTAAATCAGATAAGTTTATAATACCAGCCGGTGTATATGGCTTGGCATTCCACCACTCATTTACAAATTCATTTGACTTACCCATCTTATGATATTCATTTGGGTCTTTGTATTCTAAATTTACAATCTTACATTTGTTAGGCTCAAACAATCTAGCAACTTTTTGTGAGGCCTCAATACCAGGTTTATCATTATCAAAACATATAACTACATTTTCAAAACTATTTAAGTATCTTAAATGTTGTTTACAGTTTTGCACTGCACTTTGAACTCCATTTTTAATTGATACTACTGCCCACTTGCTGCCCAACATTTCGTAAGTAGACATGGCATCTATCTCACCCTCAGTGATAGTAATATACTTACCACCTGACTTAAATAAATTTTGGCCAAACAGTAAGGCATCTCCTATGTCACCTTGTGACCATATTTTTTTACCTTCAACCTGACGAATCTTCGTGGCTACATGGCTACTATCAGCATTAAAATATTCATAGTAATGATGACTAACTATTGAGCCATTAGTTTTTATTTTTGTCTTGTATTTTTTAGCTGTTCTTTCTGATATTCTTCTATCAGGTATAGCTTTATACTCACCACTTACACTGGTGTTTTCTTGTATGTTAATTACTTTGCTCTCCATTTTTGCCTCTCCTATATTATTAAATCTTTTGTTACAAGAGAAGCAGAAGGCATGCCCATCAGCATGAATATTATATCCTCTACTTGATTCACCACAAGGGCATTCTCCTCTGCTTATCCACTTGCTTTCCATTACATCATACCTACTGCATTAGTTAAACCTATGACAGTGTATATGACTGTGTACCATAATAAAAATTCTAACAATTTACATTCCTTTCTTTTATTTATTTATTTAAAAGTATAATAAAACATCATAATTAAAACATATAAAATCCATAAAGAAGTTAATAAAATAAATATATTAATTATTATATTAATTATTATATTAAAATAATTATATATTATACCTATGTATTTTTTTATGTCAATCAAAATCTTCTAGCTTTGCTTTATAAACTTTCTCTGCTGAAAAAATATCAAGATTTATGCTATTTTTACAATCGTTTTCTGCATATCTCTTGGCCTCTTCATTAGAGCAACCCTCTCTCTTGTACTCCTTAAATAATTTTCGATACATTCTCTTTGCATCTTTATCCCAAAGATTACTCATATTCAACTCCTAATAATTATAAATTAAAAAAAATAAACTAATTAACAATAGAGCCGGAAAGATGTTATTAACCCACAAGTTTTTAGGCTTTGTTGTTTTCTTAAACCATTTACCGGTGGCCTTTAATCTTCTTTCTCTTGCTCTATCCATCTTTTAAATGTTCCGCATCAGGCATTTCAGCATCTCCTAACCATACTCCATCTGAAGAATTAGTTACTTGTTCTCCATTATCTTTTTCAATTCCTAATGCTCTTCTTAATTTATAATTCTCTTCGTTTAATTGTTTAATTCTTGCGTAAGAGTTTCTTAATTGTTCTTGTAAATCTCTTACATTTTTTTCTAACATTTGTATTACTACTGGGTCGTACATTTTGCCTCCTATCTAGCTAAAATATATGCTATTAAAACTATGAACATTCCTAAAACTATACCTCCTAAAAGGTAATATAACATAAATACTTCACACATTAATTTATACCTTCTATTGTTACACCTTGTTCAAGAGCAATGCTCACATTAACTCCCCAAGATTTTAAAGTATCCATTGCCTCTTCTTTTGTTTCAAATTTTAATAGCTTGTTATCATCATCAACCAACTGGTCGACTGGAAAGTGTTCAGTCCAAGGACAATCTTTTAAAAATTTATTGGACTTAAATAAATGGTGTGATATCACATACATTTTTATCTCTCTTTCTGTTATACTTCTTTTTGCTTTTGACAATCCTCTGCCTATATCTTGTGTCAAGTAAATTTTTTGCCACAATATTTGGTATTCTTACTATAGGTTTTATTTTTGTCATACAAGTATCTACGTTCATTATATCATATATAGTTATACTTTGCAATACTAATCCTCTTTATCTTTTTCGTCTTTGTTTTCTAATTTATCTAGTAACTTTCTACCTTGCACTATTGCTCTTTTTTCTGCAAAGGATATTACTTTTTTATCTCCTGATATTGCTCCTATTTTCGGCAGCTCCGGTTTATCCACGAGCTTTATATCCGGTTTAAATGATATCTCTTCTCCAAAGAAGTAGTCCTCTAGTTCGTGGAATCCTCCTATGTGTAGAAAGATTTGTGGCACAGTTTTATGACCGGCATTTTTAAATCTTCTAACCTTCTCTGCTGTATCTAATACTCTCTCTTCGTATACTTCCTCCATATCATCTAGCAATGACTTGGCCTCTGCACAATATACGCAGTTCTTTTGCGTGTATATAATATATTTAATCATCTTTATTCTCCTCTATCGTTATTTCAGTTTGTCCATCAGCCTCTATAACAGTTTCTAGTTTACAATTATTTAAATTATAATTGTCTAAAAAATAAAACTGTATAGGACTGTCTGGGTCACAAAGTTCTAATTGTTTTATAAACTCTTTAACCTTCATCTTCATTCTCCTCTGTGCTAGTGTGATAAAATTCTTCACCGATAGGAATACAATTCTTTTCTGATTCTCTCTTGCCTCCTATTCGGTCTGCGGTTTTTATATCTCTCGCAGATATTGTCTTGCGAAAGTATAAAACTTTTTTAAAATATAATGTAAATTTAGGCATCTCTATCTGCCTCGCTATACATTCCAAACTTTGCTATGAAGTTACAAAAATCATCTAGTATATCTATAAATATATCTTGGCCTTCTTCAGTATAGTTTGTATTACCTTCGCTATCCTCTTCAATATAATTTTTGTAGTTATCTCCTAGTTTTAGTTTCATAACTTTATCTGCTATACCACAAGTATATTCATTGTATACTTCCATACTAAAATAAGTATTTTTATTTTTCATAACTATCTCTTGATTCATACCTAACAAACTTCAACACAATCCTATCATCATCATCTCTTACAGACATATTAAAGTGTTCCCATACTTCATTCATCTCATCTCCATAGATATAAATTAATCTATCTTTAGGTTTCTTTTTTATTTTAATTGGTTTCTTTGGCATTTCTTTTCTCCTTTTTCCATTTTGTAAAGTCATTTAATTCTTGAAAGTGTGTTACTAACAAATCAAGTGATTCACACGCACCATTATATTTAAGCATTCCTTCTTTGCTAGGAGTATCATTCATTCCGTCATACCATTCTGACTTAATATCTTTTACTGCATTCTTTAATCTTTGTAAAGTTATATTCATATTTTTTTCTCCTTTAAATATCCTAATGAGTTTCCTAAATAAATACTTCCTAATGTTGATGAGTAAGAATAATACCTATCACTATTTCTATCAACATACACAATAGTATCTTTGTGTTTTTGTTTTAATTCCATATCACAACCTAGCATTCTCCATAGGCCTTGATTTAATTCCCAATGTTCTTCTATTGTTAAATTGTTAATCATCTATAACCTCCACCTCTGATTTTTTAAAACATAATTCATTGTCCTCTGTTGGTAAATCTTTATCTGCTATTACCACTTCAGTAGGGTGTTCACGAATTACCTTACCATATATCTCTTGTCCTATTACTTTAACTCTTTTGTTAATCATCTATCTTACCTCCTAAATAAAAGCTGCCGAATCCTAGCACTATCATAACTGCTCCAAAGAATAAACTTTTATCATCAGTCGTGCTTGATAGTACACTAACACCGGATATAAATAATACACCGGCCAAGAAATAAAAACAGTAATTCATTTCTTTAACTCCTTTCTTTACAAAATAAATTTACTGATAATACATCAACCATATAAGAAAGATTCTGTAGGTCTTTACCTAAATCAAAGGTAATATAATCTTGTTGTTCCATTTCTTCTATCTTTCTTTCAAGGTCTAATACAGTTTGTTTTACTTTATCTATTTGTTCTTTTGTTAACTTCACTTCTTTAACTCCTTTCTTGCCATATCAATTAAACGAAGTAACTTAAATAAATCTTTATTTAAATCATAGTCTTCTGTGTTTAACTGATACTCCTCTGTCTGCATCTCCTCTAACTTCTCCTCTATATCATCTAATATAGATATCAATTTATTCTTAACAGTTTGTTCTGGTCTTAACTTCATGCACTCTCCTTCTCTATATCTGCTTGCTGTTGCCAGTAGCGGTCTTCTTCTTCTATCTCTTGTATTTCTTTATCCATTAACTTTTGTAGTGCTTGACTAATCTTCTCTAGTTCTGCTCTTAATTTAATAACACTACTTGTTATCTTCTTTAACTCTTCTGCTCTTCTTATATTATTCTGTATCA